TTTTTATACCCTGCTAATTCTATAATGTATTTATCATTATCTGAAAGTTCGTCTACAACTCTGCGCTCCTGTTTCTGAAAGTTCATCTTCTTAATACGGTTTTGCATTTTAACTTTTGACATTTTTGTTTCCTTTTTGTTGATTAAGTTCAGATCAATTTTGGGTATTTGTTTTCCGATACATTCTCCTTTCTTTTTAGCCACCGTATCCAGAGCCCGTAAGCATTGGATAGAACGTCTCTTTATCTTTATAAACAAGAGGTTCTTTTTCTGGTTTTGGTTCATATAAGTTTTTTGGGCCATCTAAAGCCTCTGCTAATGAATCTTTCACTAATGTCAAGCGGGATACGTGTTTATTTCCCTCTCTGTAAAAAGCAAATTCGTGTTTGATTTTTTTGACAAGAAAGACTCCTTGATAAAATCTGTCTTTACCATCGCTGTCTTCTGGATCATCGTATGCTTGTTGTTTGGGCAAATCAATTATCACAACATCTCCCGCATTGATAGATGTATTACCATGCGTAACTATATTTATCAAAAGTCCTTTGTCTAACTGATTCAATGTAGAAGCTCTCTCTTGCAAAGAATTTTGTGGACTAGGTGCTGCAAACGGTTCTACACCTTTGATGGTTGTATTGTTTGTGTCTGTCTCATATTCAGAAATTGAGGCTAAATATGTTCTAGCCGGAAAATCAGAAACTCTCGAGCCATCTTTCTCTATGGAAACATCACTAAAAATAGGAGACTGATTTTTATCATGATAACTTGTTATGTGGTTTTCCTTGTCAAAATTGTCAAATATATTGTATGTGTGTTCACTAAATGTTTTATTGTAAATATTATGAACGATAAGTTTTGAACCATAAACTCCTGTGGTATAGTTATACAAGCTATCACTGTTTTCTACAATTTCATATTCAAGAATGGATGCAAGTGCAGATTCTATGTTAATTACCCCTTGAGGGTTTTTACCTATAGATGTTACATCACCTCCTAAACCACCAGCAATGAAAGTGGTGTATGTTTGAGAGACAGGTTGAGAGTACATACTAGATAAAGTTCTAAAATTATATCCTTTCAATGTTTCATAGAACATATAAGAGGGGGAAAGGTTTTCAGCAAAAGTTGATGTGGAGTCTTTAAGTGCCATACCTATTACTGAGAATGGAGTAACATTTGGGGCAACGATTCTTTTAACGCCGCTGGTTGGTTCTATGAAAATTTGTTTTTGACAATCAAGTGTTTTAAGCATATTCTCAACAATATCAGAATATGTCCCTGACAGAACCTTATTAATTTTTGTTCTCTGATTTTTTACCAACTCTGAAGTTGTAAAAGACAAGAGATACATGTTTACATTGTTTCCAACACTTATTCTATTCTCTACTGAATTTATGACAAAAACATTTTTGGTGAAATCTATGATATCTCCCTCTGACTGAAAAGATGGAGTTGAAATTTTTAGTTTGAGATATTCTTGACCAATAATTGGACCCTTACCTACAAGGTCTGCAGCTTCTTGTAGTAGTATCTCTCCAGATATCGCATTTTTAAATATATCTTCATAAAGGTTAATGGATACGAGATGCGGCATCAGGGGAATATCTATTCCAGCAGAAGTTATCAGATTTGCTTCTTCTACTTTAAAATTGCCAGGATTTTGTAATCCAGTTTCAGACATTATAACACACTTTCTCCCATGAGACTTTTAAATTCGTCTACAAACTGCTCAACATAATCTGAATCTAATAAACGAATACTACGTAGAGTGTCTTGTCTACTCTCTTCATACTCACGATTTGTTATCAGTGTAGCACCAGCATGGCCAGTATTGTCTGATCCAATATCAATTTTTAGATTTGTATTACCAGAGGTTTGTGTTATTTCATAATGGTGTGTTCCATCAGGATTGTCATATTTGTCATTAAGAAATGCTAAAAACTGTGGTGTTGACATGGGCCACTGGTGATACCTGTCCGTAATACCATTCACGTAAAGCACCACCCAATGTAAATTAGAATCTCCGTAAAGTTTATCTGCAATCATCTCTGGCGTCTCACCCTCTTTAACATCATAGGTATCGTATAAAAGGGTATTTGCTCTTACATTTGATCTAAGTGCAACACGCTTTAAGAGATTGGTTACAACTTTTAAATTACCATCTCCTACAGAATCATATATTATAAGGGGAAAATTTTCAAAATACATTCTTAATACCCCTCTTCAATATGGGAACGACTTAAAGTTTCTATTTCATTAAAGAGAAGTGTTATCTTAGTTTTTTGTGGGGGAGCACCTTGAGAACCCCCAACACCAAAATCGTCCATCATATCTTGCGGGGCATACGCAGTAAAACGATCTGCACCGTATTCCACTGTTATGTCTTTTAGAAAACATTTTGATACTTTATTGATGAAACTGTTTTCAGCATTCCCATACATATATTTTATGTTAAACATATCGGGAATTAACATCTCCCTTCTCGTAGAGGAATTTTTATATTCTGGCATCGCATATGTTTTGAACATTTTTACAATTCTATCTACTAATTCAGTTTCTTGAGAGCTCTTAGGTATAAACACAAATGTGTAAGTGAATGATCTTCGACCAACACCCTCAAACATCATTTCCATCCTTGGAGTGATGACACTGCCCTTATTAATTTCTAGTAAAGTTTGTGCGCCTGATGCAAATGTATCTAAACTTTTCATGGCAAAGCTTTGGGCAAGCTCAGAAAATCCTTGACCACTTGCGGTTGCAGCAGATGTTAATTTACTAACCGTATTACCTGGCGTGTTTAAAAATGCTACAATAGCATCACCAAATGCACCAGCTATAGTGCCCACTTCTTTATCATTATAGTTTATATTATAGGTCACTGAAATAGAGGGTGGCATATACAGTGCAATCGTTGTGTGATGTTTTACAGTGGGAAGTCTTTCTGCGACAATACTTCGATTCATTCTTCCGTTAGCACTGTTAAGAATATTTGCATCACCAGTTGCTTTAGTAAGAACTGGAGCATCAAAATGCCCATAATCACTAAACTCACCCTGATAATATCCCTGATCTTGTTCCATCTTACGTTGAACGTCAGACACACCCTTTTTATTTTTATTTTTTGCAAGTTTTCCGTGATCAATTTCTTCAATTTCAAAGAGGACGTAGTGTCCCTGTTGAGGATCACTGTCTACGTTTAAGGGATAAGTTAAGACATTGGTTCCCCCTCTTCTCATGGAGAGAGATGATTGGGTTGCGAGTTGAGAGTTACTTCCTGTTCTATTAAGACCAGCAATACTTTTAATTTGATCGGTGCCAGCTCTAACTGCTTTACCAGCAAGTCCAGCAAGATTTGATCTTACTGCTCCTGTGATTGGGGTTAACACTGATGACATTTTAAATATCCTCGTAAACTGTTATAAGTATTTATACATCATGGCATACAAAGGTCGATATACCCCTCAAAATCCCGATAAATATAAAGGGGATTACCACAACATAGTTTATCGCTCACTCTGGGAGCGTAAATTTATGGTATACTGTGATAACAATAAAAATATACTTGAGTGGGGGAGTGAAGAGATCATTATACCCTATTTATCTCCTTGGGACGGTAAAATACATCGTTACTTTCCAGACTTCTATATTAAAGTCAAACAGTCAGATGGAGGACTAAAAAAGTTTGTTATAGAAGTTAAACCCAAAAAACAGTGCAAACCGCCTGATTCCTCTCCCAAAAGAAAAACAAAAAGATGGTTTAGTGAGGTTAAAACTTGGGGTATAAATGAAGCAAAATGGAAATATGCGACTGAGTGGTGTAATAACAACAACATGGAGTTTAAGATATTAACAGAGGATCATCTTAACATCAAGTATAAATAATAATATGGCACAAAGTAAATATATTCAGAGTGTTTTGGATGCAGCAAAAGGTAGACCAAAATCCACAGATTGGTATAAGGATAAGATTAGAGAGTTTGGTAAGCCTGCTGCATTAGACTTAATTCGTGACGGTAAGAGAAACAATAATCCCTTTTACGGTAGATTGAATATGTTTATCTATGACCCAAAATTTAAAAAGACACTACCGTATTATGATACGTTTCCGTTAGTATTACCTCTGGAAAAATATAATGATGGATTTCTTGGTATCAATTTACACTATCTACCTATCCCACTGAGAATAAGGTTGTTGGATAGGTTGGTGGATTTTTCCAATGATACCGACTTTGATGCGGGAACGAGATTGATAGTCGAATATGCGAAAGTAAAGAATATAAAATTAGTAAAACCCACCATACATAAGTATCTAGCTGGTCAAGTAAAATCACAATTTCGCAGAATAGATGCAGATGAATTTATGATTGCAACTCTTTTACCAGTGCAAAGGTTTAAGAAGGCAACAGACAATGCTGTATGGAGAGAATCTAGGAGTATGATTTAATGGCCGGAATCCCTAACTTTATAGAAGGTGCAGCGTTTGGTGTTTTAAATGATGTTCTTGCTGGTTTTCGTGATAACAACGGATATGCTCAACCCAATAAATATGAAATTTTAATCAACCCTCCAGCAAAACTCTCAGGTAGTATTGCTACCAACATTTTTGGTGGTAAGGAGAGAGAATCAGATATACGAAAAATATCTCTACGTGCTAAAAGTGTAACTTTGCCTGGCAGAAACTTAGCAACGTCTGAAGACACTAACATATATGGGCCATCAAGAGAAGTTGTGGAGGGAGTTACTTATGCAGACGAGGTGGCTATAGAGTTTCAAGCAAGTTCTGGATTAGAAGAAAGAGTATTTTTTGAAAACTGGCAGAGACAAGCATTTGACGAAAAGACTTGGAACATTGGATACTACAGTGATTACATTGGTTCGATAGATATGTATGTTTTGGACAAGCAGAACCAAAGGAGATACGGTATCAAATTATGGGAAGTTTTTCCAAAAACCATAGGTCCACAGTCACTTGCATATGATGCTAATGATGCGTTATTGTTAGTACCTGTAAACTTTAGTTTCAGGTATTGGACTAGTTTGGATCAAAGTCAAAATCCACCAGTGAGTATCGGTGACAGGATTTTGGATACTGTGATAAACTCAGCTGAAAGGAATATTACTAGGAATATTCCAAGAGTATTAAGCAAACTTGGACCTAGAATTTAATTATTAATAAAGGATGAAAAATTATGGCACTACCTAAACTTGACGTTCCAACATATGAGTTGGAGCAACCCTCAACGGGTAACAAGATAAAATACCGGCCCTTCTTAGTTAAAGAACAAAAAGTACTTCTGATGGCTCAAGAATCTGGTGATGACGATCAATTAAAAGAGGCACTATCAGGAATTATTTCTAATTGCACTTTTGAAGACATTGACCCACTAAAACTTCCTATCTTTGATGTAGAATTTTTATTCTTGAGGATACGAGGTAAATCCGTTGGAGAGACGGTTGATATGAGTCTATTGTGTCCAGACGATAATAAGACAAGAGTAAATGCCACTATTAAATTAGATGACATTGGTGTAAACATGAAAGTTGGACACACCAACATAATAGAAATTAATGATGATATAAAAATGATCATGCGATATCCAACGCTCAACGACATGACAGATATTGGTGGAGACGAGCAAGATGTTGAAGATATTTTTTCAATGATTAAAAGATGTGTTCATGAAATTCACGATGGAGAAAAAATATACAACAAAGTAGATATGTCTGACTCTGAACTACAGGAGTTCATAGAAAGCTTAACAACCGACCAGTTTGAAAAGTTGAGTGATTTTTTTGAGACCATGCCAAAAGTACAGCACTCTGTGGAAGTAACAAACCCAAAAACTAAGAAGAAAGGTGAGGTTGTGATTGAGGGAATCCAAAGTTTTTTCGAGTAGCCCTTTCTCATGAATCTGTAGTTAACTATTATAAAACAAATTTTGCAATGATACAACACAATAAGTGGAGTCTAACAGAACTAGAAAATATGATGCCATGGGAAAGGGAAGTTTACGTAGGACTTCTTATAGAACATTTAGAGGAAGAAAAACGGGAAGAGGCAAAACAAAACAATAAATAGTAAAAAACTATCTGGGAGAGTATCATGGCACAAAAGAAGCTAGAGAAAGGTAGTCAATACGAAAAGTATGACCTTGATGGTGATGGAATTGTGACTGATG